GGCGCCGACGGTGAGTTTCTCGACAGTGGCACGGAGGTCATCGCGTTCGGCGGTGAGGCCCGAGAGGGCAGCCGAGGCTTCGAGGAGCTGTTCTTCGATGGTCATATACTTGGCGGGTTTGGAATTAAACAGACTTCACGAGCGATCCAGGGATGACCCACAGCTTGCAAATACCGTTGGGGTCGATGTCGCCGGCTACGAGACCACAGCCACGGGGGCCACGGTAAAAGACGCAGTTCTGGCAGAGAAGGCCTTCGGCAGCGAACGGAGAAACGGCGGAGTAATGAGAACCGTCTGGGCCTGCGGTCTGATCAAACGGGCCAAAGGTTTCTTCGATGCCCTCGAGCTCGTCTACCATCTCGCGCTGGCGCGGGGATAGCAGTTCGATGACGCTCTCTTCGATATCGGATGCCTTGGCCTTGAGAAGCGTGATGGCCTTGCCGCCCTTGGCAAAGGCATGAACGGCAGTCGGGACAGCGGAGGTCGAGCCAGCGAACTTAGCCAGGGCTTCGGTAAAGGAGTCGGAGAGCGCGGCGACGAGTCCGTTCTGGGCGGCTTGCTTGCCGGAGAAGGTCTGGCCTTCCATGGAGTCGGCCTGCACCATCTTGCGCTTCATGTTCACGGCGGCCTTGAAATCGGCGTGGATGGCGTCGACCGAGGCCTGAAGGTTGCTGACCTGGTCAGGGTTAAGGGACGTGCCTTCGATCCCTGCACCCTTGAACTTCCCGGAGGTGATTACGACCATCTTGATACCAGCCATCTCGGCGGCCTTGGAGTAGTCAGGAATTGCGAGGTAGACGCCAATCGAGCCGACGGTCGCGGAAGGGGATGCCACGACGCGGTCGGCAGCGGAGCCAATCCAATATGCTGCGGATGCCATCTCTGAGTCCGTGTAGGCCATGGTCGGCTTCTTGAGGTTGCGGACCTTATTGGCGAGTTCCTCGACGCCGGTGACCGTGCCACCCGGGGAGGAGATTTGCAGGGCGATGCTGGTGACCTCGGGAGCAGAGGCGAACGCGTCGACCGCGTTGGAGATGTCGTTAACGTCGACCGCGCCCATCATCTTCTCCATCGGGGAGAGGCCCTTGCCGATGACGCCCACGATCGGGATGACGCCGATGCCGTCGACAACGTAGGGCTGCGGGGCGGTGCCGAAGAGCTGCGCAAGCATATCGGTGAAACCGAACTTCTCGGCGAGGACGGCGTGGTCCTTGGCCTTGGTCGGGTCGATGAGGAGGGGCTCGCGGCCCGAGAGGCCATTGGTGAGGAAACGCATGGGGTTAAGGTTGGGTAGGGTCGACAGGGGGCGGAGGCAGGTCAAGGTTCTCAGCCGTGGTGTCAGGGATTTGAGAATTGTTTTGGCCCTGCTGTAGCCAGTTGAAGTCAGGCTTATAGAGCATCCAAACAGGAATCTTCGCCGTCTTGGCTTTCTCGATAATGAAGGCCATGTCATTGGCGCGTTTGTCCATCTCAGTTCGGAAGTCTAGGCCACGCTGGGCGTATAGCTCAGACATGGACAACAGGCCCATCTCAACGTCGTTACGATCATTGGCGGCATCGCGGCCAGCGTCTACCGTCACGCTCTTCGGGGTAGTCCAAGAGATAGATGCCCATTGAGGGTCATCAGGTAAATCACCGTTGGCAATACCTTCACCGATAATGTAGCCCCACGTTGGAACGCAGAATTGCTCAATCAGCACCTGGGAGTATTTTGAGAATACCCGTGCTGCTTTGGCTGTGACTAGCCGGACGGTGGCACCGCCGAGCTTGGAAGAATCGCCAACAAACTCATAGGGCAAGACGCCCTGAGCGATGTCGCGTTCGAGCGCTTGGATGAACCCGGTAAAGGTCGGGTTCGGGCGGTTGCTCATGTGGGATGTCAGGGCCTCGCCTTGGTCGAGCACTAGAAGTTTGCCGCCCATCGTGTTTGCGATGGAGGAATAAGAGGAGGTGTTCAGGGCACCGAGCTCGTTGGCCGTGTCCTGGTCAAGGATGCCGCCCTGCTTCGTGATCACGCGGGTGACGTCAGCGTTGTCCTTCACACCCTGCTTCTCAAGGGCGAGGATTTCCATCTCGTCTTGGATGGAGTTGATAGAGTGCTGCAGGAGCGGAACGCCACGGGCCCCGGATGCGTACTCGTGGTCGACGACGTGCATCATGGACTGAGCCAGAATCTGGCGATTGCCGCCGTCCGACTTGTAGACATTGCAGGCGACGTACTCGCCATAGGGACCAAAAACGATGCCGTCATGGATGCCAGGGATGACGACCGTCTCTTCGAGGGGGTCACCAACGCGGTGGGCTTCCATCAGCTGAATCTTGGCTTCGCCGGCGCCGTTGCGGACCTTGGCGGCGAAGGAGTCACCGTCACGGATCATACCGCGGAGGAGGATAGCCTGGGCCTGATAGAATGAGAAGCGGTTCGTGATGTCGATGCGCTTGGCCTTCTCGGCGAAGTAGGCTTCGTAGGTCTCCTGCATCTCGGGGGTCGACGCGTGGGACTGAGGCTTGATGCCGTCGCCCACTCCGTAGAGTACCATGTCGGCCAGAATCTGTTTGAAGAGTCCGCTGTTACGCTCGGCCCAGCGGCACTTGCGCATCATCGCCATGCGGTTCCAAGGCGTCAGGTCTTGGCGTAGGTCGCCCGGTGCACGGCCAAAGATGGCGCGGCGGGCGTTCGAGAACATCGTGCTCTGCCAGCCAGAGTAACTGCCACCGAAGCCGCTGCCTCCACCGTTATCCATGACGGCGGCCTGTGGCTTGAGCGTAGGCGCATCAGCCGCGGCCTTGAGCACGGGCTTGCGGAGGCTGACAGTGGGGACTTTGGTCTTGCGGGGGGCCATAGATTAGTCGCGGCGCGTAGCCCACGACGTCGAGATGGTCGTGATGGAGCGTCCGTAGGTCTGCGGGTCGAGGCGGCTTAGAGCGAACATGGCCTCGCCAAGCATCTCCTTCGGGGGCATGGCGAACTGCTTCGACGCGGAGGAGCCGGAGTCCGAGTAGGACATCAGGGTCTTGCCCTCCATGATCATAGCGAGAGCCTTGGCCTTGATGTCGAGGAGTTCGCACTCCGTAAGTCCGATGAAGATTCCAGAGCTCATATGGGATAAACTTGCCCAGAATGGAAGCCGAAGGGGGGTGCGCCGACCAGCCCACGCCACAAGCTTCTTCCTTCTTGCAACACCGAACGGCGCACCCTTGCAGATAGCGTGCTCATGTGGGGTTTGAAGTCAAGTCGGTCTCGGTCGTTTCCCTGCCGGCGATGCCCCAGCGGACGGCGGCTAGGAGGGCTAGGATTTCACAGTCGAGGGCGTGGTTGTCCTTCTTGCCCTGGGGAAGTATCCAATGGGCCTTGCCCGTGCGGCGGTCTTTGACGCGTACTTCGGAGTTCAGCTGCGAGACGTACTCGGGGTCGGCGTCTAAGGCGTAGGTCCAGACCTTACGTGCCCGGAGACCGTGCAGGAGGTCTTTGCCGGCGAGGTTGGAGTGCGAGACGAGGATGGCCCGTTGAGGGATGCCAGGGACGACGATGGCCTGCTTCTCGGAGTAGTAGCGGCGGCTGGTCTTTCCGTCCCGATCGGTTACCGCAAAGTCTTCGGAGCCCGAACCCTTGGCCGTCTTCCAGTTACGCTTGGCGCACTCACGATATACTTCAGAGGTGTTGTCCCCGGAGTCACAAAAAACTAGGGCCGGGTGGACAGCCCATTGCTTGGCAAAAGCCTCGACGTTGTCCCAAGTCTCGATGCGGGCGAAGGCCAGCAGCCGACTGTGCCCGGTCTTGGCCCATCGCCGAACGACTACCCAGAAGTGACCGCGCTGAACGTCGACGCCCATCGTGCGGAACGGGATGCTACCCTGCGGTGCGTCCTGCTGCTCGATGACGCGGCCCTTCGGCGAGATCATGGCCTCGGCATCCCACGCGTCGCCCATCTTGTAGTTAGCCGACTCGGCGGTGCTGACCATCTCGCCACCCTCTTCTGACCAGGGCATAGCCAGCCGCTTCTGTTTGAACTGCATCCGTGCGTTGTCGTCGCCGTATTGGTCGACCGACTCCTTGGCCTTGAGCATGAGCACACCGAGCTCGCCCCAGCTCATCGTCGCAAGGGCGTTCCAGTGCAGGCCAATATGCCCGGCGTTGACCGATGCGGCCGTGGCGATGAACGTCCCGCGGGCGTTGGCTTCGATACGCGTGGCGTTCGTGTCAGGGAGCAAGGTGCGGCAGGACGCGCACTCGTAGGTCGTGCCGACGCTCACCTTGTGCAAGTCCCATGACCCGCTGACCTTGGCGTCCTCGGGGAACCTGATCTGCTCCCATACCCAGGGCTGAAGGTGGTCGCACTTGGGGCAGCGCATATTCCAGTCACGTTGGTCGGTCGTCTCGTGCAGCTGATGAAACTCCTGACCCGCCTTGCCACCCTGCGACATGAAGATGCGCTTGCCCATCCAGCCGAACGCCGTGACGCGCGCGCTGAGTTCGGCCAAGTGACCGGGCGGGCTCATCCAACACTCGTCTGCGATGGTGTAGCGTAGCGACAGGCGCTGAAGGTTTGCTTCGTTCCAGATGCCGCGGCAGTAAAGCGTCATGCGGTCGAAGTCCGTCGTCGTCGAGCGGTCCATGTCGTCGAGCGAGATGCGGTCCTTCACCGGCGGACAGTTGGCCCACACCGGGCGGAGGTAACGCAGGGCGAAGTCCTTGGCCTCTGGGTCCGTAGCCTGGAGCACCATCGTCGGCCCCGGAGCGTTGGCGATGATGTGGCAGGTGAACAGACGAGCGAAGAGAGATTTGCCTGACTGGATGCTGGCAAGGATGGTTAGCAGTTTCGTCTCGGGGTCAGCGGCGATGCGCAGTGCCTCGGCAATCCACGGCGTGCGCTCCGATCGGAACGGCCCGGGCATCGGCGAGTCGGGGATGGCGTGAACATTATCTTCGAGCCAGTCGACGATGTCGCCCGAGTCCGATGGCTTGAGCACATCCCGCCCGATGCGGAGCAGGTCACTCTTGTTCATCGACGGCGGAGAGTTCAGCCTTCACGCGGCGTACCCAAGCCTCGAGCACCTTGACGGCCTTGGCCGGGTTCTCGGGGTTGCACCCTTCCGCCACATCGAGGGCAAGTTTGTCGAGACGATTGACCACGCCCGACGCAAGTTCCCGCATGGCTTCGGCTGCTTCCTTCGAGGAGATGTAATCCTTAGCCAGGATAAGTCGCCGTTCCTGTTCGGCCTCCAGCTGGACGAGGGAACGCAGGGAAGCGTTATAGGCTGACTGGTACTTTCCCTGATTGGGGTCGCCCTGTTCCATGGCCGCTTGCCAGACGCCGCGAGCCCGACCGACTAGGGCACGGTGTTCGCTGATCGTGTCAGCCAGGGAGCCGTCGTCGAGCTGAGCCGGTGCGGCCTGCGGTGCCCGGGCTTTGCGGTTCGCATCACGCTCTGCCTTCCACGCCAGCGCGGCCTCGATTGACTCGGTCGGCATACCGTTACGCTTCATGTAGGAAACCGCTTGCACGGTCACATCAAACGCGGCGGCGAACTGAGCATTGGTTACGCGATCGGCCATCAGAGTTGGGGGGTATTAGAAAACAGGTGTTTTTGCACATCGACCATGCA